TAGGAGGAAAGCAATTAATAAAAGTTTAGTTCTCATAATTTTTTGGAAGGTAAAAAGGAAGGAAAGGAAAGGAGTATTTCTACTCCTGATCCTCTGGTTTGTATGGTTCAGAATCTGGAAGCTGAACTAAAATTTTTAGAAACTTTCTAGGCTTCGGATTCTTCTCAAATTTAAAATCTCGAGATAATCTCATATAGACTATCTCACCCTCATTAATAACGAAGGAAGGCAATTTATTTATTGCCTTAAGTATTCTTTCAGTGTGTTTATCCATATCAATCATCCAATACAAATTTAACAAAAGTTGGGATTGAATGAAAATAATCAAAATGATTTGACTCATCCATAGGATGGATTTTAAGCCATAATCTTTTTGACTTTTTTGAATAACATTTTTCATATCTAATTTTATTTTTAATTAGATAATCCTCATGCTCTGGATAGATACAAGTGATACCGATCATAGGAAGGAAGGAATAAATTTTCTAGTTTCTTTTTTTGTATTTCCTTTTGTGTTTACCTGGTAGACAAATTTTTAAATCTGGTTACCTGATAAGCATTTTAAGAAATACTCAAGCCCAAAAATTGGCAATAGTACTAGCCCATTATTTAAGCTAATAGCACATTAGCATAACTTTGATATTAAATAAAGGTTTATTACAAATATTACAAAGTCCTCTGAGGATCGATTGTAAGAGACGATATTTTCTAAGGTACTATCATACCTAAATGCTATTACAGTGCTATCACAGAGGCACACAGGTACCTTAGAGCGTATGGGGGAGGATTGCAGATATTAAATT